AAATAAATATGCAAATATATAGTCAAAAATCTGAATATACACTTTTGCAAGGTAATATGCTTGATATGTGAGATTTCGTGGGGGGGGGGTACGATAGACTCTATCGTTACTGATCCTCCATACGAACTTAATTTCATGTGAAAAGGTTGGGACAATTCATGAATAGCATTTCAGCCTGATACATGGAAAAGATGTTTAGAAGCATTAAAGCCTTGATGATACTTACTAGCATTTGGAGGTAGTAGGACATACCATAGAATAGCTTGTGCTATTGAAGATGCAGGATTTGAGATAAGGGACTGTATTATGTGGTTATATGGTAGCTGATTCCCTAAGAGTATGGCATTAGATAAAAGTATAGAATGAAAGCTGACTACTTGAAGTGCGAATAAAACAGAGTTCAAAAAATTAGAATGAACTAAAGAAGAAAGCTGAAAACGAGGGATAAGTAAAATGAGCAAAGAACAATGATTCAGAGATACTGATTATACGGCAGATAAACATTTAAGAACAGTAGAAGTAAAACACACTACAGAGTTAGCCAAGCAATACAAAGGTTGGGGAACTGCATTAAAGCCAAGCTATGAGCCAATAATAGTAGCAAGAAAGCCTTTAGAGTGAAGTTGTACTGATAATGTTATAAAGTATTGAGTAGGGGGAATAAATATAGATGAGTGTAGAGTGTGAGATGGCGGTGGAAAAATGAAAGTAAATATACAGCCTAATTCTGAAAGCAAGACAACAGAATTTGGATGTAATTGAGATTTGGTAGATATATGAATGGGTAGATTCCCTGCTAATACGATACTGACTTATGATGAATCAGATTTTGAAGAAGTATGTTGATGATTCCCTGATACTAAAAGCTGAAGTAAATTAGTTAGGAACAGAGATATAAACAGAACAGAAGATACAACAAATTGGAGTGCTTTTAATCAATTTAAATGTGGACATAGAGAAGACTGAATTAGTAATTATTGAGATAGTGGTAATGCTAGTAGATACTTCAAAAATTGTAATTTTAGTTTAAGAGATATAGACCAATGGAAACAATTATATGTAAGCAATGCTGAAAAGAGTTTAGAGATTTTAAGTGAAACCATAGAAAGTATTGTTCCAATAAATGCAGATATGATTCTATGAATGTTGAAAGACCTAAATGTAAAGTATGCTGAAAATCAGTTAGACTTATGAGAAATACATATTGTTCCAGACATTGTAGAAATGTTGACTTATGATTTCAGAAAAGAGGGATTACAAGCTATTCTTGACTTTATTGGAAACTACAAAAACTGTATCCAACTCCAGAGCCTTGTGCAGTTTGTTGAAAAATGTGACAGCATAGACACCACCCAGACTACTCAAAACCTCTTGAAATTATTTGGTTATGTGAGAGCTGCCATCACAAAATACACTCAGACCATAAAAAACGAAGAACAAAAGAGATACATATACACACCGAAAGCTAGTAAGAGAGATAGAGATGAGGGACTAAAAGAATTTGAAACAAAGACTAAAGTATTCAACTGACAAAGTGATAAACCTAGTGCAGATATGAAAGATGTAGAAAAAAGGTTTACTACTCAATGAAAGAATACTCATCCAACAGTTAAACCAACAGACCTCATGCAATACTTAGTAAGACTTGTAACTCCTAATGGTTGAACTGTACTAGATCCATTTAACTGAAGTTGATCTACATGAAAAGCAGTAATGTATGAAAATAAAGATAGGAATAAGAACTACAAATATATCTGAATTGAACTTACTGATGAATATCTACCAATAGCAAAAGCTAGAATAGAGTATGTGATAAACAAGGGAATTGAAAAAGAAAAATCTGATCCTAAACAAGAGGAACAGACTAAACAGCGAAAAGAATCAGCTTTATTTTAATTCATGTGGAGTGTCATTGCCACAGCAAGCAAAAAGTCTGACAGTCAGGTAATCTATAAATGGAGACATTTATAGGAGGTAGTTGATGAGGCTATCAACCTTGTAACTCCCTTTCATTGAATCCTGCGATCTATACCACCTTATAGGTTATAAAAATATAAGAATAAAATGGTCTTGAAATTAACCAAACAGGGTAGGAGGTGGACTACCCTTTAGAATCAGATTTATATTAAAATGTTTAGATATGAATACTTGTAAAAGATGCTGAAAGGAAATAAAAAAATCAGACTTACGATGTAAGGGATGCAGAAAATTGGTAGATGAAGAAGTAGTAGAAAGGTCAGTTAGCAGACCATTAGCATTCTACTTTAGCAATTACTATCTGTATTGGTATCCTAAGAAGAAGTAATCAGACTTTTATAACTTAATTTATTAAAGAAGATGAAAGAAATCTGAAAACTTATAGAGTTATTGAATGAGTATGAAAAACATTGGTAAATGGAGAACAAATCATTATAATACTAGTGTTTATCTGATAATTATTTGAAAATGAAAACACATAAATTAAGCAATAGCAGAATGTATCATATATGGCAGTCAATGAAACAAAGATGTACAAATCCTAACTGTAAGGCACGAGATAGATACTGATGAAGATGAATTAAGTTGTGTGATAAGCGATACACATTTATGGGATTTTATGAAGATATGATAGATACATATCAAGACTGACTTAGTATAGATAGAATAGATAACGATGGGGATTATTGTAAAGAGAATTGTAGATGGACTACTTGGAAAGTACAGGCTAACAATAGAAACAACAATACAATTGTTAAGTACGGAGAAGATTTAAGAGAGGTAGCTAAAGAAAAATGATGTAGTAGAGCATTCTTTGGCAAATGTATGAGAAAAAGCTGATACAATTTAGATAAAGCTAAAGAACTAGCTGACTTAAAGAATGACTTTAATCCGACAAAGCATATTTATAAATGAAAAAATGAGCATCAACGATGATTAGAGTTCTGATACACTAGCTGAGACTGACCTAGATATATTATGAATAAACATAATCTCACATTGGAGCAATATGTAGAATGAGTATTGTCTTGAAAAATACATAAAGGGACTTTGTGTTATAATGAGCAATGATGAAAACAAAGAAGAATTACATCTAATGAACTTACACCTAGCCAACAAAGAGTTTATGATTATTACAAAGACAATGAATGAACTTCGTACTCTGAGGCAAGTAAAATATTATGATTAAACACAACTGTAATATTTAATAGTGTTAAGATACTTGAAAGGAAATGATATATAGAAAAGAGAAATTGAAAGATTTATATTCTAAATAAATAACAATGGATAAATTAAATGATTTATTAAAAGAATACTCACAAGATATAACTGTGGGAGATTTAGACAGCCTAAAAGTTTTGAGAGGATTTATTAAATGGTTAGTAGATAATGATAAGATAGACCGATATAAAGAATTAAAAGAAAACTGATTATTTAGAAAGTATTTTTACGATTTAGAGTATGTAAAGAATTATGATAGGTTGGTTATGTGGTTATCAGTAGAAGATGAGCCTATTGAGTTTTTAACTTCTATATTAAAGTAAAGATGACAACAGAAGAATTTATTGTGCTGTGAGTATTCTGATTATTACGATTACTTATTCTTAAAATAAAGTAATCAGATTTATTTACTTAATTTAATAACCTATGGGAAAGAAAAAAGAAAAGTCTGAATTACAATATTGGGAAAATAAGAAATGATGGAAAATAGCAATTAAGAATATGAGCTCAGACTATATAGCTAATTGTATTAGACTTATTCAAAGACACAATTGGAGGAGAGAATACGAACAGCCACTAATGAATGAGCTTAAAAAAAGATGAGATGAAAAAAATTATTTATTCCCTGTAATTCAGAGTTGGGAGATAGAAAGAACTCCAGAGCAACAAGAACGAGATGAGTGGTTTTGGTCGCAAGACTAATCAGACTTTTATATTATTTACCTATGGAGAGAATGAGATTATCAGAAATGATATATACAGAAGAAGAAATGCAAGAGCTTAGAGAAGAAAATAAAAAGCTGAAAGAAGAATTAGAAGAAATTAAAAATGACTTAGGACATAGAGATAGTATTTTATCTATAATGTATGATTTGCTTAGAAGTGATTTAAGTGATTATGAACAGCTATGTATGATAGATGTAGTAATAGATGTAGAAGTATGAAATGAGCCACAAAATAAATTGAGGGAAGAATTACTTGATAGATTTTGGAAAAGAGATTTTTAATCAGATTTATTTTATTTACTTTAGTGATGACTAAAGAAGAAGCTATGGAACTAAGTGAAGAACTCTGAGAGCTATCAGAGGATGAAGAACAGAACATGGAGAGAATGAAAGAGATTGCTAAGATTCTTACACAATACTTTTTAGATCAATGAAATAAAAATCCACCAAAAAATAAAAACTGTGTATAATACATCTGCTACGATTGATGTAGTGTAGTTCTTCTTCATTGTTTAGTCTATTGGAATTGGGAGTTAAATCTCCCTTTTCTTATTTAAAATAATATCCCAATATGAAACTAAGTAAAGAAAGGCAAGTAGCTACAGGTGCATTTTATACACCTAAAAAACGAGCAGATTTAGCTGTAGAATATATGAAAAAAAACATAGAAGATTTTGAGAATCAGACTTTTTATGATTGTGCTTGTGGGGAATGAGCATTATTAGAAAGCCTTTGAGATGTAAGTAAATTCTGAACTACTCTAGAAAGAGAGGATGTAAAAATATGTAGGGATAAATGATATTGGGTATGTAAACTTGATTTTCTCTCAAATGAAGCTGAAGATTATTTACGATGATTAAGAGAAAAAGAAAATCTAGTAGTCTATACTAACCCACCATATTTTAAGCTAACAAAAGAACAGTATCCAGATTTAAGAGAGTTTTATTGAACTAATGATAGTGTAGAATTATTCTATAGAAGGATAATAGATATAATCAGACCAAAATATTTATGTGGATTTAATAAGTGTGATTTGCGACAAGCTTCAAGTTTTTCTGATTTCAGACAAGATTTAGCTTTTTGGTGATACAAGGTAAAAAGCATATTCTTGACTGATAGTAAATCACGATGACTGAGTTGAAACTTCCCTATAGCATTCAATATCATCTATACTCCAAACTAATCAGACTTTTTTCCACCAATTTTTAAAAACTGATTATAATGCACATCGTTTATATAGAGACTACATCATCATGAAGAAAGAACTAAACGAAAAACAAAAGATGTTCTGTCTAGAGTACCTTAAAGACTTCAATGCTTCAAGAGCTTATAAAAAAGTCTACTGATGAAGCGAGAAAACGGCAAGAATAAAAGCAAGTAATTTATTAACAAATCTTAACATTCAGCAGTATCTATGAAGTAAAGCTGAAAAGAAAGTAGAAAAAGTCTGAGTATGAGTAGAGTATGTATTAGAGAAATTACAACAGGTAATCAATATCTGAATGTGAGAACAAGAAGTAGAGCTAGAAGAATGAAAGCCAAAAAAGGTATTAGACTTATCTAATGTGAACTCAGCTTTAGAGAAGCTCTGAAAGTATCATAAAATGTATACTGACAAAGTAGAGCAGAGTGGAGATTTAAACATTAACATTGTATCTTACAAGAAATGACAGAACTAACTATCCCTTATCATTTTATTCCTAGAGATTATCAGCTACCTATATTTGAAGCTATAGATAACTGAGTAAGGAGAATAATAATGGTACGACATCGTAGAGCATGAAAAGATAAGGCTTGTTTCAATATCATTGTAAAAAAAGCAATGGAAGAAGTCTGAATTTACTACTATGTGTTCCCTACTTATTCTCAATGAAAGAAAGCTGCATGGGATGGAATAGATAAAGATGGATGGAAGACAATAAATCATATTCCTAAAGAGATCATTAAAAGAAAAAACGACACAGAGATGAAAGTGGAGCTAATCAACTGAAGTATTATTCAGATTATATGATCTGATAATGTGGACTCCATTGTCTGAACTAATCCTATCGGTATTGTGTTCTCTGAGTATTCATTACAGTCTCCTGCTGTATGGGACTTCCTAAGACCTATATTAGCTGAGAATGGATGATGGGCAATATTCAACTTTACTCCTAGATGAGATAATCATGCTAAAGAGTTATTGGATATGGCTAAAGAGAATAAAGACTGGATGGTATCAATTCAGACAGTAGATGATACAAAAGCGATAAGTAAGGAAGTATTAGAATCTGAAAGGCAAGAGATTATTCAGAAAAATGGTAGTGATGCTATCTTCCAACAAGAGTATTACTGTAGCTTTGATGCATGAATCAATGGATCATATTATGCAGAAATACTTACTCAGCTAGAGAATGCAGGAAGAAGAACAACACTTCCATACGATTCAGCTTTAGATGTCTTTACTGTTTGGGACTTAGGAATAAATGACTCTACTGCTATTTGGTTTCGGCAGAGAATCTGAAAGGAAATCAGAGTTATAGATTATTATGAGAATAACTGAGAATGATTATCTCACTATGTATCTATACTAAAGGAGAAACCTTATAGGTATTGAACTATGTGGCTTCCTCATGATGCTCAAGCTAGAAGTTTACAGACCTGAAAGACAGTAGAAGAAAAGATGTATGAGTATGGATTTACAGACATACAAATAGTTCCTAAGCTATCAGTATTAGACTGAATCAACTCAGTAAGAGCTGTATTACCTTATTGCTGGTTTGATAGAGAAAAGACTGAACGATGATGGAAATGCTTAAAGAATTACCACAAAGAACTAGATGAAAAGAGGCAGGCTTTTAAATGACCTGAGCATGACCGAAGCTCACATGGTGCTGATTCGTTTAGATACTTAGCAGTAGTGAATGAGCTTTACGATGGTACAAGCCAAAAGTGAAAAATAATAGATTCACGATCTTAATTTACATAACATATAAGAGATGGTAAACAATATCACAACTCAGAAAATGGTGCAGAAAGTCAAAGGATGGACTTATGAAGAAATCCAGCAAAAAGTAGCTCAAGAGTATGATGCTTGAGCTGAAGTTGCTATTAAAAAAAGACCATTATTGAAAGAGTATCTAAAAGCTTATAATGTAGACTGAGACAAATTAAAAGACTGAGAAACAGTCAGAAGTAAGAGCCTGTATACTTACAGGAATCTTTTTATTTCTTCACTTTACAAGAATAAGCCTTTAGTAAGATTCCAGTGAAGAAAGAGATGAGATGCAGAATATGCTAAAACTTGGAATCACTTGTTGGAGTTTGATTATGAGGAATTGGATGAAGATACAATATCTTATAAGAAAATAGAGGATGAAGTAGACTATGGAATTTATCTAGCAGTAGATGAATGATGGGATAAAATAACTCAGTCTCCTAAAAAGAAATTATATTCTCCATTATGTTGGATTCCAGATCCATACTTTGATATAGTAAAATGATTCAACTTTCATGGATTTGAATTAGAGCTAACAGAAGAAGAAATATCAGACTTATATAGAAATACTGAATATATGCTAACAGATAAAGAGCTTAAGGCTCTAAAAGATAAGCTAAAGTGAGATTATACAGCTAAGCTTATGGCTTGGGCAGACTGATATGGAATAGACTGAATATTCCCTACAGTAAAATCTCCTCTTAAATGCTATTCAGTTTATAGACACTTTACTAAACTAAATAATAGATGGTATCTTACAGAGTGGGCGAATGATAGAACTTTATTAATCAGATGTGAAGAGATAGAAGCTGTAAGGAGTGAAGAGAAAAAAGACCCATCACTTATTCCATGTCCTGTAGTTCATTCATGGCTATTACCTAAGAAATGAGATCCATACTGATTATGTGTATGAGACTTAGCAAAAGATAATCAAGATTCAGAAGAAAGTATTATGAATCTATTGATAGATAAGGTGCATGAAGAAACATTTAGCTGAATAACTGTATATAATTCTGATGTAGTAGACTGAAAAGAACTAGCACATAGAAAACTCTGAAAAAGGAAATATGTACCAGCTAAATGAAACTTAGAGAATAGAAAAGTAGTAGAGAATATTCAGACTCAGACATCATGAACATGAGATGGATATAATCTAAAGAATATGATAGACCAGAAAAGTACAAAAGAAATCTGATTTGATGAGCAGAGTATCTGAGTATATGCAAGAACTATCACAGCTACACAGAGTCAATTACTCCAAGCTAATCAGAATGTCAGACTTTCAACTATCTTTAAGGTATTCCTACGATGAGAGAAAAGATATTGGGATGTACTTTGGTATAGAAGCTATCAAAAGAACTTCAAGATGTCTAGTGAAAAGAACATTGTACTAAATAACTGACTATGAAATGTAACATATACTATCATGTGAAAAGACTTGGATACTAAGAGAGACTTACACATGACATTGGTAACAGAAATAGATAGAAGAGAGCAAGAAGAGGCTAATAAATGAGCATTTATGGCAAGTTATCAGCCTTTAATGCAGCAGGCTAACGAATTTGGAAAGATACAGCTTACAAGAGACTTTGCTAAGGTAATGTGAATGGATGAAGAGCTGGTAAATTCAATATATGATTATCCACCTGAATATGATAAAGCTATGCTAGATCTAGAACTCCTAAATAATGATGAAGATGTAGGAGAAATAACAGACATGAATGAAAATCATAAGATATATATTCAAGTTTATCAACAAGCATTAGATACGAAAGCAAAAGCTAGAGCAATAATGAAGAGAAAGCAGGCTTTAATATTGAGTGGACAACAAAATCAGATGGCTATGATGCAATGAGTAGCACAATGACAAAGTGCTAGCACAAATCAGCTTGTAAGTAATTATATCTCACAAGAGAATCAAGCAAATAGTCAACCACAAGCTTTATGACCTACAGCATGAAATGACATACCTACAACTGAATAAAAACGATGACTGAAAAGTAAAAGACTGAATGACATCAGACTTTTGGAAACTCGTTACAGCATATTTAACAGATAGGAAACAAGAACTAGAGACTGGCATTCTATCATGAATAAATGAGGATAGGAGTAAGACCATCTTTAACAAGAGGGACATGGATCTGAAAGAATTAGAGCTAATAAATGACTTCTTACAGATACCACAGAAACTCTTAACAAGGATCAGTAATGAAACTGATATATCGGTGGAGGATGACCACTAATCAACATCTTTTTATTTGGTAAACTAAACAACATGGCAAAGATCATTATGGATGATTGAAGCGAGAGGGACTTCAACGAGGAAGACTTTATCTCAAGAGAAGAGCTTGAAGAGAAGTACATCTCTAAGGAAGACTTAGAAGAAAACTATGTCTCTAAGGAGCTGTATGACAAAAAGAAAAAGCAAGCTAAGGAGGCTTTTAAGCAGAAAGATTTAGCTGAAAAGGCTAAAGATGAAGTAGACAGAGCTGAATTAGAGAAATCTATTGAGGAAAAAGTATCCTTCAAAACAGCTCACTGATTTGATGAGATTCCAGAAGAAATCAAGTCTATCAGAGAAGCTAATCCTAACTTAACATGGGAACAAGCTTACAGAGTAGCTGACTATCATGAGAGTGGCGACAGTAATCCTAACCCTTGAAGAGAAAGGACAACAAGTATTGAGAAGAAAGAAATCTCATACGAAGAGCTTGCTGACTTATCAGAAACTAATCCTAGCTTGTATAATGAATATGCAGCAAAGATAGAATCCTGAGAAATGAAGCAGATTTAATTCTTTACTTTAGTAAATATGGCTAAGAAAAAAGAGCTAAAGGCAGTTACTATAGAAGAAGAAGCTGTAGAAACTCCTAAAGTAAAAGCACAGACTAATATAAAAGTCTGGACAGAAGAAGAGCTTGCTGTATTACCTAGAGAGGAATTTCAAAAGGTAGAAGCTGACATCAGAAATGGTAAAGCTACAGTAAAGCAAAGATTTGAAGACTAGACTAAACTACAAGGAAGAAGAGCTAAATTTAATTTAACTCTTTAACCAATATTAAACATGGCACAAGTAGATCAAGTTAGAAGTATTTTGGAGGCAGAACTTCGCAGAAAACTATCTGATACTCCTAAAAAACCTTTTATGAGATTCGCTAACTACGAATTTGAGGGACAATTAAAAGCTGGATGAGATACTATTTCAGTACCTGTATCTCCAAAAATCACTTTAACAGATGCTTCTGGAAATGGACAGCCAGCTACAATTAGAGCTAATTCTTTGGCTGCTATTACTGCATCTGATAGAACTATTACTAAATCAGATTTGGTAATTAACAAATTACATAATTACAGAGAAAAATTCTCTGATCTAGAAGAAATCCAAACTCTATACTCTATCAAAGGAAACAGAATTAGAGATTTGGTAAATGGAATAGACACAGCTGTAGAAACTTCAATTATCACTATGTTGGATGCTTTCTTCGCTGCTACTGCTACTCAGACTACTACTATTGCTAGTATGTCAGTAAGTACAGTTGCTAAAGACATTATGGGACTTAGAACTATGCTTTCTAAGAAAGAAGTACCTATGGAAGATAGAATCTTAGTTGTATCTCCAGAAGTATCTGCTCTTATAGCACAAGCTGGAATCTTAGCTGGAACTGAAGTAGCTGCTGATGCTGCTGTAGAAGGATGGTTAGGTAAATTCGCTGGATTCTCTATATATGAATCTAACTTAATTACTCCAACAGGACAAGGAGCTCCTGCTGCATACATCTATGCTTTCAGAGCTAAATCTTACAACTATGTAAGACAATTAGTAAAAGCTAAAGTAACTGAAGCTGATGATGGAATGTATTACAACATTCTTGGACAAGTTGCACATGGAGGAAAAGTATTTGACCAAAATGCTGAACAACTTGTAAGAGCTTCTGTAACTGCTCTTGCTTAGTAAGGATGGGAGGACTACTCCTCCCCTCTTTAATAAATAGTCAGACTTTTAACTTATTATTTATTATTGAGTAATGACAATCCAAAATCTATTGGAAGAAGCATATGAAGATACTAATACTTCTATCGCTAACTATCCATACACTAAAGGACTAAAAAAGCTGAATGAAATCTATTCTGAGATGTACAGAATGATAGTAACTACTCAGGAAGACTATTTTTGGACTTATTGGAATACTGATTTACAAGAATGATCTAGAGAATATAAAGTAGAAAGAGAGCAGACTTCTTATGTTAATGAGGAATGAGTTATTGTATATGTTCCATGAATAGAGAAAGTAAAGAAAGTAGTTATCCGAACAGATGAAGATACAAGCTATGAATTACCTGAATTATCAGACTTAGAAGAATCTAATGGTATGAAAGGATGGAAACTAAAGGATAACCATATATTCCTAAACTGGACTCCTGATAAAACTATTGAATGAGGATTAGAGATACAAGGGATAGAAGCAATCAATCCTATAAGTGATTTAACAGCTACGATAGAAGATACGATATTTCCATGACATTCAGATTTAAAACAGTTTCATAAAGTGCTAAAAGACTGATTAAGAGCTGAATTATGGGAACATAAACAAGACTTTGAGAAATCTGATAGAGCTAAAGCTAGATATGAAGAATGACTAGAGAAAATGAAAAGATATATCTCTCAAAGAGTACAAAGTATTTATTATTCTGATGTACAAAACTAATGGCAATAGATAATTTAAACTTTTATAGTGCTTGACTACCTGCTGGACAACAAACAGATAGATATTCAAGCCAACCTTGATGTCTAAGGAGTAAAAACTTAGACATCTTTTCTAGTAGCAAGAGTGTAAAAGCTACAGCATGGAGTGAGCCAACTACTACAGATGCTGACATAATAAAACAAGACTGAAAGCTGATACTAAAGACTGACTGAAAGGTATATGAAAGAGAGAATGGTGTAGATACTCTGGTAGTAGATCCTAGTGTAAATTTCCCTGTATATCAGGTAAGTTATAACTGAGAGAATGGGACTTACGAAGATGCTACATGGGGTACAGTTCAAGATATGTCAGCAATATATGAATGAGATGAGTTAAAGTCATTCGTAGTATTTACTGATAGAGCTAGTTATAATTATAGTGCTGTAAAGTATGTATTAGATAAAAAAATCTGAACATCTAACTTAGATCCTACACATGACTGAGAAAGGGCTCGAGATTATTCTCATACGTGATATTGGTACAAACAACATAGTGCTAATAGTACATCAACTATCACTATTACAATAGACAATGCACCATATACAAGCATCCCTATCTGACTTTTTGCACATCAAAATAGCAGCTCAGACACAGATATATCTATTGGTTACATAAGACACAAAGTATATAAATACTATTATGATGCACAGTTGGACTGAATGACACCAGCCTCCAGTTTTACTATTGAGGATATTCAATATACTTGAACACTAACCGACTGATTCTATATAGATTTACCTATTAACCCTGTATATTGAAGTAGAAATGTGTATGAAATCCAGTTTGAATATACAAAAAAACCATGAGCAACAAACTTTACTTGGTTATGAGATATTTGTATAGATTTCAATCTACCTAATGATCCATCAACCAATGGAGATATATCTGACTGAGACTATAACGAATATTATTCTTATTTACCAATAAGAGAAAGAAATCTTATAAATGTATGAGATTATGGATATTCAGAGAGTTTTTGGATGAAAGGTCAGACTTTTCAGCCTTTATATAAGTGGGTATCAAGCTGGAGAGATGTAAACTGAGAGAAAAAGACTATATATGATTTTATATCTGATATGTGATGGGAGAATGATCCATGAATGGATGTAATATGAATTATAGTATGGAATGAACAAATTTACATGATATGAAATCTGAATGGGAACTGATATATAATACCATGTGATTTAACCTGAGGTAGATGAACTCCTTTTATAGCTTATGGATGTACATTCAAATGAGTAACAAATATAGACTATCTGATGTATCTAGTATGAGAGGATAGATGAGTAAGTCAATTATGGGTATTTAATAACCAAGAGCTTGTATCTGCGATATGATGAAAGCTAGAAAGCCAGTATAATGATATAGTCTGAGTAGAAGAACAGTATAAATTTGACTGAAAAATACTAAACTGGAGAAAAAATCTGATTTTAACTACTACAGATAACAGGATATTCCAGTATGGTCAGACTTATGGAGGTAAAGGTGGAACTTTTATACATGAATTACCATGAGCAATTAAAGAATTAAAGTCTGATTGAAATGATTTAGTAGTGAAATTCCTTGATCCGACCCCAAGACCAATAGATCAATCTAGTTGAGCAGATATGGTGGCTCTTCGCTCTAATGTTGCATTATATTCAGAGAGTGGAGAGGAGCTATGAACGATTAGTATACCTAGAAATGCGAATACTGCTAGTGATGTAATATCCTTATATTGAGAGGAATACTGATTTACATGATTATCTCTTACATTAAATTGAGACAAACTTAATGATGGCTATAAATTTAATGAAGATATTGAACAGGTCTATATAGTATCAGACTATTTGTGGGTAGATAAAACAACAACATATCAAGATGATACACCAATTAAGAACTATAACACAGAATGGATGGCAGAATATCCTATTGTACTATGAAACCACCTACTAGAGAAAGAAGAATCTGACCTTTTTGTAAGTTATATCCTACCAAGTGCAGACTGTAGCTTAGAATTTTGGGGTATGGCTAATCATTATCATTTCCGAACATTCACAAGTGAGGATGACTATACTTTTGACTGAGAATTATCCTATAAAATGAAATGAGCTACATGAAATTACGAACTAAAGTTTATAGAGAGAAATGGAAATCAATATACATTCAGATTAGTGGGAGATTTACCAGTTCAGACCACCAACGATATGGAAATAACAGATAGTGAATGAGTAGAATTGATAAATTATTCAGATTTCAATCATTTTAGAAAAATCTGAGAGATAACTACTACAGAATACCAAGAATGAGAGTTTAGATTCCATAATCTGAATAATAAACTAGAATTACCAAAGAGTCACAGTTTACAGATAATGGTAAAAGGTAAGGGGACACAGAATTATACTCCAGAATTATTTGCTTTAGATTTAGTTGCTAATCAAAGAGAGAGATGATAGTATATAGTGGTAAACAATTCTGAAATAATTTTAATAATGGAGATGAGGCATTATTCCAAGATGCTAACCGACCAAGAGATAATGATAAATTCAAGATAAGACCATGATTACAGAGTAATAAATGGAAACAGAGAGAAGTGAATAAAGATATAACTGTAGAAGCGGCTCAATTATCAGCACGATGAGAAACAACAGTATGAGCAGCATCTGATTTCCCTAATGGCTGGTTTATTCCTAGTTTACAACAACAAGTAAAAAAATGAAATCCATGATGTATAATCAATGATGATGGGAATATAGAGATTGTTGAGGATGGTACTTATATATTACAGGCATCTTGTCAATTCCAGCACAATACTAGCACACCTAGTGCGAATATAGTAGAAACAGTATATCTATTAAGACTAATAGATTGAGAATGGAAAGAAATAACAACGAATCAATGAAGGGCTTGCAAAAAAAATGATTTACAAGTAGCCACATTTGTTGGTTGGTATAAAAAAGGAGCTGTATTTAATGTATGTGCTGGGCATAACAATAATACACAGATATACTTATTTGCCGTTATGAACGTACAAAGATTAGCATAAAAAAATCCACCAAAAAAAGAAATTTGATTATTATGGAGGTACTGAATTTTACCTCCTTTTTTTAGAAAAATGAAGACCTTTTGGGAAAATATGAGTGTAACTAAGCTAGTATTTCTAGAAGTAATGACTGTACTTTGCTTTCTAGTTCTACGAGTAGTTATAGATCAGATAGAGAATGAGATGGCTAAAAACATTATCAAGATGTTTGAATTTGCTGTTACATCTATTATTTCCTTCTATTTCGGTCAAAAGGTGGGAGAGGCTAAAAAAGATGCTTTAATTGATAATGACAGGAGCGAATGATCAAAATCAAAGATTATCTAAGTAATCCTACTACACGAATCAGCTTTATAGTTTTTATCTTCTGAATAGGAGTAGTACGATGAAGCTTAAACTCTAGGATAGAGCAGATAGAAAAGAATGTAAACGATATGGACTTAGTTAAAATACAAACAACTTTATCTCAGATACAAACCGATATTGAGCGAATCAAAAAATCTTTAATTAAGTAAAAAGAACTTAATGCGAGAGTACAGAATAGTTAGAACTGATTTATGATGGAATATCTATCGTAAAAAACAAATCTGAAAACTATTTTTGTTACACTACTTAAATTGAAAGTTAGGATGGAGTGTTAATAAGTGATTTGCTAAGATATTCTATAAGAGAGAAGATGCTGTAAGTGCTTTAATGATAATCCGTAAAAAAGATGAGTGAAAAAGCCATAATTAGACTAATCATTTTGATGCTGATATTGATAATCAGCTTTTTATTTAAAGCTAAAGTTTGGTAATGAGAAAAGAAAGGGAATATAACGACCACCACTGGTGTCCTAGAAGTCGCTACGGTGCTACAAATGACCTGAATGTAGAAACTATTAGAAAGACTACCCACGATGCTATACATACCATATTCGCTAATGATATATTCCCAGAACAGATAGAAAAGCTGACTGATATGACAAGCAGAGTTTTATTACCTGAGATACAGCAGGAACTATTACAGCGATTAAGTGCTAGGGATATACACGATCCTACACAGCGATATAAAGAATGAGCTTTATTTTTACCTAAAAGATATAGACATGGATAAATACGAATATAGTGATAAGAGAATCTGTAAGCATAACATACAGAGAGAAACTTGCAGAGAATGTTTATTTGAGGTTTTATGTCACTTAGAGGAAGGATGAAAGAATACTTATGGTCAAAAGAAGACTTCAGAGAAAAAATAATTTTAAAATATAAGAAATATCTAATGAAAGAGATAAACTTTATTTATTGACCAGACTGTTCTAAATGTCATTTTGTAAGACCACATTTAGAGAAATGGTGTGAAGAAAATGGATATAACTTTGTTGCTATGCAATACTGAGAAACGGAGATGGAACTTACATCAATCCCTGTAGCTATAGTTAATAATTGAGATAAAACAGAGATTATAGACTATGACTGAATTTTACAACTTATTACTAATAAAGATGGATAAAGAGATTCTATGATGTTTATGATCTGGAGCAGAGAATACAGACTATGTACTCTGTAATGGAGATTCAGACTTATTACCACCTTTAGTAAAAAAGGATGAAATCAGATTCTCTTATAATCAGTATAAGAACAAACGGAGCTATGTATCTTGTACTATTTTTGCTGCAGTAGGTATGCTATCAGACTTAATGAATTATCAATTTACGTACGATGAAATCAAAGAGATAGATGAACTTTCATATACTAGATGAAGAATAAGAGGTCAATGATGGTATGTACAGAGTGCAGTCAAACTTGTAGCAGACCGATGGAACGAAAAAATGGATAGAAAAGTGGCTTACTACCGTATTGAAAAATCAAATGATGAGGTTATAGAGAATACAATTGATAAATTATACACAATAGACTGAAATTATTGTCCTACGAAAGAATATAACGAAGATAAAGCTGATTGAATGATAGATGGTACAGACTTTTGAACTAATACTAATTGACATTCGGTAGGAGTAGTAAATCTAGAATGACAAAGGAGTGTAAAGGACAGTTGAAGTGTATCTTATTACTGATTAAAGAACAAATTAAGTGCTATAAGTAATTTCTGACCTTATTTTTATGTATATGTACCAGTAGGAGATAACCTAGAAAGAATAAAAAAGCTGAATGAGATGAAAGCAAAGATAGTAAACTGAATGGGGATAAATTCAGAATTATGGCATCTTAGTGGCTCTGATCTACATAAGGATAAGCTACATGATATGAATAACTTTTATAGGGATTGGCTAAGTTATATAGATGGAGAATTAAAGAGTTTAGTATAAAATCCACCAAAATTAAAAATCTGATTATAATGCACTCAAATACAGGGTGCATTTTTTATTTATTTTCTCATAAAGTTAGATGGCATACGATTATAACCAACTAAAAAAGCAATATGAATGACTAAGCGACCAGCAAAAACAGCAATTTGCAGAGATGAATAAGAACGATACAAGTTGAAACTATCAGAAATTCATGCAACAATATAATGCAGAGATGAATAACAACCAACAGGGCAATAATAACAGCTCTAATTTTAATAATCAGAACGGTACTAACTGACAAAATCAGACTAATTTTGACCAGAAACCCCTCCCTGAATTAGAAACAGAGAAGGCCGTCCCTGATAATCAGATGCCTGCCCAGACTTATAATCAAGGTTATAATCAGAATAATCAGAATAGTCAGAATAGTCAAGTATCTCCTGAATTAGACCAGAGTAAATTCCAACAAGATCCATGAAAGATAACTGTACAAGAGTGAACAGCACAACAGACATGATTGCCAGATTATCAAGCTAGTAGTGAGGCTAGACTTAACGAGATGAAAGGGAATCTAGACCACTATTTTGCTACATCTCCACGAATGTTTAGTGATAGGGAAACTTTTAATAAAGTATTTGAATACAATAATAGAGATTCTGATGCACAAAGACAGCTATTAGATAGTTATTGGAAAAGAAAAGAAGATATGGATAAAGCATCTCAGTATACAAGCTGAGAATCTGTTTATAATTGAATGAAGAATTGAGAGATAACAACAGACCAATTAAATCTGATTAAAGAGAATGATCCTAAAGCATATCAAGAGTGGCAAATGAAACAGGAAGAAGAGATTAAGAAGAGAATAGTGAATGATATAGTCCCTCCTTTGATGGAAGATATCGCTAGTAAGATAAATGATATGATAGAGAGGCTATGAATACAAGCACAAGAAGCTCTAGATATAGAGTGAATCTATAATGATACAATGGATAGGACATGAGCATATCAGACTTTAGAAGATGCTAATAGAACAGTAAGACAAATAGAAGAAATAACGAATAAAAAGACTGCTATCATGAATAGATATGCAGCTAGCACATGAGGGACAGTAAGTGATGCTCTTGCAGCAGCTAGAATGCAGAAAGCCATAGCACCATATAACGAACAGCTACAAGGATTACAATATCAGTATCAAGATTATGCTAACTTATATAGTCAAAAGACAGCGACAGCAACTCAAGCAGCCAACGTAAGAGCAATGCAAGCTCAAGAGAATCAGAGGATTTGGAATCAGAAATGCCAAGCTTTATGATTTGCTATGGATGTTATGAGCTATAGAACACCTGAGCAACAAGCACAATTGAGATTACAAGAGCAACAAGCTCAGAATGATATGCAACTATTACAGCAATCAAGATTGAATGACCTTAATAGGTATAATGCTTATGCTACAGCTAAGCTAAATAATCAGTTACAGCAAGAGCTAACAGACCTAAGTGTAGAAGATGAAGCACAATTAAAAGCAAATCTGAATAATGCTCTATCAGATTATTATAAAAACTATGGAGATATAATTCAAAGAAGTCAAGCTCAAGCAGTAGATGATATAATCGCTTATGCTAAGAAACATGGAATAAGTGTAGCTCAAGCTATGACTGAGAATTTTATTAAACCACTACAAAATAAATCTGAATATAAGCAAAAGATAGCTTCAGATTATGGAATGATAGCTAAACAAAGTATAACATCTATAAATTGAAGAAGTGTAATAATGACTACAAATCCTAACTGAAGCATAAGCTATAGATATATAGATGATCCATACGACACATGAATAGCATCTATGTATACGGTCTGAGATACAAATTATGTAAAGCTGACTAATGGGGATACAATGACAGCTGAAGAATATAATAAGAAATATTGAAATAAAGTCTGAACTATTAAACCATACGATATGGTAAGTAATAGTGCTTTTGAATTAGCTAATGAATACTGATATACTAAAGCATGAACTCTATGAGCATTTATGTCAGATCCTAAAAACCAAGAGGGGCAAAAGTGATGACAATGTGCTAAATTTGTTAATGATTACCTAGAAAGTATATGAGTATGAAGATATTTTGGTACAGAAGATGTAAAGACAAGAGAAAGCTGGTGTAATAGTGATACAGCTAAAGTCTGAACTATAGCAGTATTTGATTATAACCACTATACAGACTGAAAGAATTATGGTCATGTATGAATAGTAGTAGATGCTGATGAGAATGGTTTTTGGGTATTAGATAGTAACTGAGATTTAAAAAATCCATGAATAATAAAAAAGAGATATATAAGGTATGGAAGCTCAAGCTGTAAGTGATTCTTTGATCCAAGCCAGCCACCTAGAACTGCATGAACAAGCGATAATACACAAACGACACCAGTAGATAGATTAACATTAACAGCTTTAAGAAATTGACAAATAGTTAATTCTAAAGTGCCAGAAACGATAGACCAGTTAGTTAAAGCATGATTTAGTGAAGATGAAATAAATGAAGCATTAAATCAGAATATGGAATATTACTTGCCAGATGACCAAAGAGCAGAGAAAAATACTATACTAAATTCATTTAGACAAAATGATATAGTAAAGAATTTTCAGTCGGCTACTGAGCAATTCTTATGATTATCAGCTGCAGTAAATGAAGCAAACTGAGCATGAGATTTGGCTTCAATATATATGTTTATGAGGTCTCAAGACCCAAGGTCAGTAGTTAGAGAATGAGAATTTGAAATGGCTGCTTCTACTATGTGATTATGATGACAAGTACAAACTTGGTTTAGTAAACTCTCAAACTGAGAGAGATTAACTCCTGAGCAGAGACAGAATTTTATAGATGTTACTGTAAAAGTATTAGAAGCAAAAAAACAAGCATATAAATTAGTATATGATGAGGCAGTATCTCAGCTGAAAGCTGCGAGTATCCCTAGTGTTTATTATCCTACAGACTGGGCGAAAGAGTTAGATGGTATTATAAGTAAATTAAAAGGCTGACAAAGTGTAACATGACCTCAAGATGCGATATCTGATATATACTCTTCTGCTATGAATACTAATACACAGACTTGAGTTTGAAGTTATCAGAGCTATGGATGATACGATGGAGACTGGCTTAATATGATGATAAATGAAAAGTTATAATTTTATATTTTACGATAATATATTATGGCATTTAATAATATGTTCTCTACATGATTTAATAGCTGATTTGGTACATGATTTGGAATAGGGACAGGATGATGGAATAATAACTGATTTCAAAATCCAGCTCAGACTAAAACTACCAAACAGCAGAAATTCCCCTGACTAAACCAGCAACAGATAGCAAATATAGAGAAATATACAGCTAATCTAACATGAGCAGAGAAGACACAAGAGCAACAGAAAATATATCAAGCTATGATACAAGCAATAGAAGCAGAAAACTTTAATGATAGTAGGACTGCTGCAGAAAATGAAAGATTTAGGAATAGCTTGAGTAAAACAGATCCTAGAGAGTGTAAATTTGACCAGAGTGCTTGTAGGCAGTCAGCTTTAGTGGATTTGATAAAGGATGCGAGAAATCTGAAAGCTAATACAGATGAAAATACCGTAATGCAAATGTTTATGCAAGAGATGGATTATAAAGGTATCAGTATGGATAAACTCAATGCTTACTTAGATAGTGGGGATGAATCTATATTGTATGAAACATGATTGAAGACTCAGGGGGGTGGTACTAAAGGTGTGATAAATCAAGTATGAACTTCATGAGAAAAAACTTGGGGCGATAAAAATCTACGAGAAAAGGGGGAAACTGTAACTAACTATACTAATTTTGTGTGATGGGGAACTGAAGAATTGGATGAGGCTGCTAATAATTTTGCTGATAGGTGGCTAATGCTTTGACAGAAAGCTGCACAATCTACAACAGAGGATCTGAAAAGCAAAATAGAAAATATGTCTCCTGAAGAAATAGAGAGATACAGAAATATCTACAAACAGCTCTTAGCAGATAAAGATTGGAGAGTAGGGAGAGTACAGGGAGATACTCTTGTCAGTCAGTTATGGAATGGGATTAAGTGAGATATATCTTATGATTATGATGATGAAGGTTTTATGGAGTGGCTAGTTTCACAGAAGGCTAACCTATTTGAGAGTTTATCAGGAGCAGATGATATCTTAAAGGGGGAACACAATGCTAGTGTAATTCAATTCTTTGGTAATATGCCATGAAGTGCATTGAAAACATTTACAGCAACTCTGAGATGACTCACAAACCCATACGATAATTTAAAGTGATTGTATAAGTTGGTTGCTACAAAGGAATGACATCAAGCTATATTGGCAAGATATGGAAGTTGGGATGCTTTCTCTGATGCTTTGAATAATGATCCTGTAGGGGTAGCTGATGATATCTTAGCATTATTAGAATTGGGGACTAACATCGCAAGATGAGGAATGACTGCTTATGGTAATTACACATGAAATCCTAACATCGTTGCGGCTGCAAATAATATACCCGTTATATGAAGTGCTAATGATGCTTTAGCTCAAAAGACTGTCGGATTGGGGTACTGATTAATGGATAATGCTGCTAAATATGGAGATTCTCAGCTATCAAAATTAAGTAACTGAAGCTACGATTGGGACTTATTACAAAAACTTAGTAACCAATGACAAATTAACTCTAATGCATCTAAATTAACTCAAGAATGAAAAGATGTTTATAATGCTGCCAAAGATTATATATGAGAGTCAAGCATTGGGAAGGGAATAAAGAACTTTGCTGATGAGCTTATAGATAAAACAATAGGAATAGATAAGGAGGATAGGCAATTCATAAGAGATAATAAAGATATGGTTAATGATTATGTAAGTAAAAAGAAGACCGTAGATACAGCATTTGATAAGTTAAAAGAAATGATTGATGATAAAAGATTAGAGAAAACTGAGATGTGACAAGAATACTGAAAGTTGAGAAAGAACAAGGCGAAGGTAGTAGATACTACTTGAATAACAAATGATATGAAGAAAGTGTTAAAAGATAATGGGATAACAATAGATAAAAATTGAAATTTAAAATTTGATGATATAAATAAGTTTAATACGAAACAAAAAGCGGCTTTGATTGATGCATGGAATGAAATGAAGATGGTAGAGTGAAAGAAAAAAATAAATGCCTGAAACGTACTAGATTTAAGACAAAAATTTGATGATAAATTGAATTGGGATGGTAAAGCTTCCGATTTGAATTGAAATCTAACAGCTGCAGATAAAGCTACAGAATGACTAATAAAAGAGATGAGATGAGTAATTGATAATAGAGCTAAGACAAACATAGAGTGATTAAAAGAATTAGATGCTAAATATTCTGAAGCTTGGGATGAGATTCAACAGATAAAAAAAGATTGGCTTAATCCTGATTGAACTATAAAGGATAGTGCAAGAAGTAAGTTAAGGAATCTTACTAAAGCATGAAACGAAGCAAAATTAGAAAGATTAGAGAAGCTCATGCCATGAATAACTCAAGAATTAAAGGCTTTAGATGTAGCTTTGACAGTAGAAAAAGTAACTAAGATGACACCATGACAATACATCAAGTGAGGAGCTTTTGGATCCACAGCTGTGCAGCAATTATTATCAGGAAATATATTATGAGCTTTATGAATCGCAGCAGTATGAGTATTATCTACTCCTAAAAACTTTGTGTGGCTAATAACTAAATATCCTGAGATCTGAAATAAGATATTACAAGGAATTGAGTTGACCCCTACAGAGATGACTCAGTTACAAAGCATAGCTTCAAGGTTACAAGATGGGATGGATGTAGAGAATGAAGAATAGTTTGACAATAGATTATAAAAACATAAAAGGGTAGCATTTATATGCTACTCTTTTTAGGATGGATAAAAAAATCGTAGATCATTGACCAACTGCTTATGCTTGGGGTATCATTATTGGATGATTCATTGGATATTTTAATCCTCAAGGCATGAATCGATGGCAAAGTCTGTTGCGAGGATTATGAATAGGTATTGTCATTCTTATAGTTCCAACTTTTTGGTTGCCATCTCCTAAAAAGAAAATAATTAATGAAGAAAGGGAGGATGTTGTAGAAAAAACTAAAAATGGAAACGAGAGTTAAGTCTTTTATCCTCACTTTTAACTAAAATCCACCAAATCCGAAATTCTGATTATAATACCACCAACACAGCATAGCTGAGTAAACTTTATATTGGTGGTGTTTTTATGATAGTGTGGAAGTCTAGACTAGATGTAAACAATACCTCTTGGAATGAGAAGGGGAGAGATAGATATAAAACTAAGTGAAGGAATTATTTGCTTGGTAGTTTTTTCTCTAATATACTTACAATTCTTACTGATCCAAAAGACAGTAATGCTTTGAAGATAAAAGCAAATCCGAGTTATATATCTGATGCTGAATGGAAATCTAGGATTGAATCATCTTAATTTATCTTATAATAATTTATGTAATGGTAATACCTGTAAAATCTATTAGTGAATTAGAAGTAAAATCTGAAGTATCTGTTAATGATAAGATTCTTATTTTAGATTCTGTTTCTGAAGAAGCAAGATTAGCTAGTAAAGATGAACTTAAAGGAGATCCATGAACACCTTGACAAGATTGAGAAGATGGAGCGGCTGCTACAATAACAGTATGAAGTACAACAACAGGTACTCCATGAAGTAGTGCCAGTGTAACTAATTCTTGAACATCTAGTGCAGCAGTATTAAACTTCACTATTCCACAATGAGCTAAATGAGAGCCTTGAGTAGATGGTGAAGATGGTGCAGCAGCAACTATTACAGTCTGAACTACAACTACACTACCTGCTTGAAGTTCAGCTACAGTAACTAACTCTTGAACTAGCCAAGATGCTATTCTTAATTTCTGAATACCTAAAGGAGATACTTGACCTTGAAACTGAGATGTACTTTGACCTTCAAACTCTACGGATTGAAATATAGTTATTTTTGATTGAGCTTCTTGAAAAGCAATAAAAGATAGCTGAAAAACTGTAGCTTGATTAGAATCTAGTATATCTAGTAATGCTACAGCTATATCTACAATCAACTGAAAGATACCTAGTGCAGCCACAAGCTCAAATCAATTAGCAGATAAAAATTATGTAGATGATAGTATCAATTCTGTGACAGCATATTATATTACTAAGAATGCACAGGGAGACCAATGGGCTACAAGAGCAGAATTATTTGCAGCTACAACATTTTATAGTTGATGAGTAGTAAGAGTTCCTACAAAGAATGATTATACAATAGTATTAGATGATGAGAATCACGACCATGCTACAACAAGGTATATCTACAACAACGGTTGGGAATACCAATATACAGTAAATGAAACAGCATTAACACAAGCTCAATTAGATGCTCTAAATTCTTGAATAACAAGTGCGAAAGTAACTACTTATGATGGATATGCTTCTACGATAGCTTTAAAGCAAGATACTATTTCAGATTTATCTACTATTAGAACTAATGCTACAAACTGAGCTACAGTAGTAAGTGATGACAGCTGAGTAACATATCATATAACAGTAAGTAATTCTGACCCTGCAAGCTGAACAGCTAGTAATATAATAACTTTAGTTCCATAATCAGATTTATATGTGATTATTTTTATGAGATTCACAGCCTAGTAAGATATTTGTAGGAGATACACCAATCTCTAAAGTTTTTCTATGAGATACACAAGTACGACCTAGTTGATGGCAACCATGAGCTAATACTATTGCTTATTATAAATTTGACTGAAATCTGAATGATAGTGTAAATTCTAACAACCTATCATTGTCAGCATGAACTATAACATATTGAACTGATAGCCATGGAGGTAAATATGCTTATTTTGATAAAAACACTCGGACGGGGCATCTTACAATATCTCCAAATTTTGATATAAGCACGGTTACGCTTATGTATCGGTGGCAGCCTAAACAAGTTTTTTCAAGCTGAAACCCTATATCAGTATGATATACAACAAATAATAATAGTATAATTATTGGTACAGTAAGAAGTGTTGATTTTTGGTGAACTACATGATTCACTGCAACAGCAGATACATGGTATCACCTTGTTATCACTTGTGAATGATGAGTAAGAAAGTTTTATGTTAATTGAACATATTATGCACAAGATTCTTATAGCTTATCATGAACACAAGCAACTAAATTAACCATCAATAATGCTTGGGACACAAGTTCTTATTCATTCTCCAATAATAACTATATATCAGAGTTGATAATAGAAAACAAAACACGAACAGACCAAGAAATAGCAGCCTACTACAACCAAACAAAAGCTAATTATGGATTATAATCAGATTTATATAATTTATTTTAATCGATGACCGTAAGTCTAACATTCACACTATGTGTAGTTCTTGGTATAATAATCTACTACAAAATGGGAGGTAAACTATGGTAAAGAAATCTGACTTGAAATAATGATCTATATAGATAAATAGAAATTACTTCGTATAAGCACCTAAATGGTGCTTTTTAATTATAGACATTTTACAAAAAAGACATAAAATAATATATTGTATTGACATTTTGAATGAAATGTATAAAACATAGGCACGACGTCGTTTTTAATTATTATTACAATCGGCGTCATGCACACTAACGGAATATGTAACCATTGTGGTAAGAAAATCAGGTTTTGAATTGCTTTATGTAGTGAATGTAAGAGCATAAAAACAAACAGTATGGCAATGGTTAGTCAAAATAAGAAAAAGCTTAGAAAAATATTAAGTCAAAGAACTATAACAGCAGAATGGTTTGAAAAATTCATCTTATATACAAATAACATCATTAAATACTGAAAGATACTTATGGATTACAAAGAAAAGGAATCTATGAAGACTTTTGATAGAATTATGAAATTCTGATCTATAAGTCTGATTATCTTAATTTTAGTGATAGCTATAATCTAGGCAAGGACTGTTAAATAAGTTCTAAAAAAAGAGCAAAAAGAAATGCTTGAGGTTTTTGATGTAATTAAAAAAGCTCTCAATTAAGAGAGCTTTCTACTACTATGCTGTAGCTGTAGGAGTTGGGGGGTATATGGATGTGTAAGGACTTGAAACTATTCGAGCTGGCACGCTTGATGGGCGAAGAGCGCTGATAAGTTCATTTGTCTGTTGATTATTCTGTGCTATAACTCTTTGCTCTGCCAAAGCTGTCCTTAGCCTATCAGTCTCTTGTTCGCATAACTTATCCAATACTTTCTGTACATTAGCAGCACTTGAGGCTATAATAGCTGCAGTATTTTGCTGTCATGCTAGAATAGCTTTCTCGATGTTGTTGTTAGTGTTACAGAATCCTTGAGTAATCAGTGTAGTTTGGTTAGATAGATTTTGGTTAGCGAACATTTGCTGTTGCCACTGTGTGTTATTGTTGATTAAGTCCACTGTATTATCATGGTTGTTGTTATTGTTTTGACCATTCAATAACCATGCAGCAGCATTACCTCCACCAAATCAACCGAATCCTCCAAATCAGTTACCCATGAATAAGAACAAGATCAAGATAATTAACCAAGTTCACATTCCACCGAAGTTTTGTGTATCCATGATTTATATAAATAAGGAATATAAAGCTGGTGTTTGTCTGGTTATGTTAACCACCATCTTTTATAGCTTATCTATCACTTCTACAACTTCGTTCTTCTTATCTCATGCTAGATTAGCATTCTGCTTTAGTAAGTTTTTCATGTTTGGATTGTTCTTAATTAGTCAGGGTACAATCTGTTCTGCTAACTTGTTAAGCTGATCCATATTATGAAAGTCTACTCACTCTAATTGATGAGGCTCTATTCAAGCCTGCAATAGCTTGTTTTTAAGCATATCTCCACTAAGAGATCATATAAAATCAGAAAAGCTCATAATAAATCTGATTAAAAGATAAAACTATTCTTCTGTCATGTATTCAGCGTATAAATCCTTTAATTTATGGTCGTACTTCTCTTTTAAATGCTCTTTTTTAGTTTTAAATTCAGTAAAATGTTCTACCTTATCTACAACGTATTCAATGATTTTATCCATTTTGTCTGGATGCTGGGATAACTGAGTCATAACCTTTTGCATATTGAGCTTATCTCAGTCAAAAAAGTGTTCTGTTTTTCGTTCCATATTTTTATGGTTAGAATATAAAACATTTTAGATTAAACCAAAAAATATTAGCTAAGTAATAGCTAACTTTTTTGTGGATTATATCAGTTATTGTCTAATAAGTTATAAACCAAATCACTCTTTTATACGATATTCTATCCTTTTTAAAATCCTATCTACTGTGGTATGGTCTACTCAAAGAAGATAGGAGATTTGTCTTGCTGTTAGCTGCTGTCAGTAGTATTCGTATTCTCGGAATAGGTATCGTATAAGCTCATGTACCTTCTCGTGCATTATCTTTGGATCTTCTGCCTCAAAGTATCTTTCCATCCTGACTAAACCTTGAATTTCATAGATTACTGTTGTTCAAAAAAATGCTTGTTTCTCATACAGCTTTCATTTTTTAAATTGTTTTCTACAGTTTAGTCCTATTAGCATTTATTTGAATTTGTAAATTCAATTACCATTCTCATCTTCTCCCATAAACTCTACCAAGTTGTTTTCTTCTAGTTCTTCATCATCTAGTTCATCATAAATCTTTAGTAGTCTTTCAATCATTAAAAGGATTCTCTCTTTTGTCATTGCATAAAAGTTATTAAATAAATCTGGCTACAATCTGTTTGAGTTCTTCATCATTCATTATTAGCTTGTTCTCATTCAGCTTTTGGCTTCTAACTAATTCAGCTAGTTTTACATCCCAATAACTTCTCAATGGAGATGGTGTGTTAAACTTCTTATAGCTCTCACATAGTCTCTTAAAGTGTGAATAGTCATGTCGTTCCAAATGCTTTCATGATTTGTTATAAAGCATCCATGAAAAGCCATAAATAAACATCTTCCAAACGTATTCATTATCGCAAGATTTATGCCATGTAGATGCTGTACCCACTGTTTGCTGTTTTCTCTTATCCCACATATAGATAGCATCTCTACAATAAGCGAATTTATCAATGTAAGAGTATAGAGATCATGTGTAAGCAACATCTTCATATAACACTCATGGTCAAGTATATCATTCTGGGAATTTTGCTAATCTTGCTACTTCAGTTTTGACTATCTTATTCCATACAGCCACAAAGAAGATGTTAGCTTTGGTGCTTCTATTCTCCATCATCTCATCAAATGTATAGACTACAGTGTTTTCTTCTCTAGCAGAACAGGAGAGGTATCGTTCCTTAATGTTAGGATGAGTACGAATAAGAGTCTGAGCTATTGCTACATCAGTTCACTGTTCTTTACAAGTCTGATATAATTTCTCATACATAAATGGATGTGGAATGTCATCGTTATCACAGAATGCCATGTATTCTCAGGTGGCTATATCTAGTCATCTATTCCTAGTGATAGATACTCATTTATTCTCTTGTCACCTTACTACTACACACCCATATTTGTCAGCATATCGTTTAGCTATCTCTAAGGATTTGTCTTTACTTCAATCATCAATCAGAATTAGCTCTATATCTTCTAAGGAACTACTTAGGATAGCATCTATTGTCCTACACATAAATAACTCTGAATTGTATAGGGGAATAACTACTGATAGCTTGTAAGAGTCAGATTTTTCTCTTCGTGGTAATTCTACGTGTTTATATGATTCAGCGAGTTCTATCAATTTATCATCTCAATATCTATCGTAAGCTTCAACGTAAATCTTAGATATATCACATACAGGAAGTTCTATAACTTCATCTTCACTTTCACATATTATTTCTCATTCTTGGTATACTCTGTAAAGATCATATATCCCCTTAGTTCTACAAGCTAGAGTGTATCAATGATAACCTTGAAATATTGTATAATCAAAATACTCTATCTCTTTCTCTTCTGCTCTAATTTTTTTCTCTTCTTTGAATTGTTTGTATTCAAGGTAATCTCATTCTGTATCTTCTGTTGAGACTCGTACAAAGTTTTGAGTCATAGCCATTTGTGTCATCTTACTTAAAGAAAGAAATAAATCTGATTACACTTTGAGTTTTCTATACTCAGCTTGGATTTCTTTGTTCCTCTTGTTAGTACATTTGATACAGAGTTCTCTATGTACTTTTTGCTCTATTAGTTTTCAGCATTGTTTACATTTGATTTGCATTAGTGTCTAAGAAAAGAAATAAATCTGATTCGTAACAAGTGAAGATTGGATTTGAACTTACTCCATCATCTTTTAGGTTTCATGTTATATCTGCTCATGTTGGTATTGCTTGGGGTATAAATAGCATCTCTTAAGCTCATTCAGCTTTTGAGTCTACCGTAGAATGTACGATAGGAGACATAAGGCTGAGATGTTAATTGCATCCTTCTGATATGTTCTCTCCAAAAAAATTTTACATCTCATTTTTCATAGAGGGGATTGATTTTGCTCATTGGTTTTGTTTAGAAGATAAAATAGAAATCTGATTAACTAAAACTTTGTTTAGATGTTTGACTTCATCTAGATTACCTTTCATCGTTCTAAGTGATTCCTTGTATTGCTCTAGCTGTTCTTTCAACTCTTTTACTTCTCTTTCTCTTTTATGGATTTGTGCTGTTAGCATTCTTTCATTTATTGAAATGTGCATTTTGTTTTTAAAGGAAATAAAAAAGTCTGACTATTGTGTCAGTTTTTCTGTTTCTTCAAGTAGGTATTGTTTAACTTTATCGTAGTCTTTATCTCGGATTTGTTTTGATTTGGCTTTTAGGTTATCGTATCGTTTCTGTCATCTTTTAGCGATTATCCATTCTGCAAATTCTAATGGTGTTCTATGTGCAGAAAATGATTTAGACATCGTATGATGTCAGCTACAAAGACATATTCAGTTATCTAGATCAAACCTTGTGGTGTAGTTATTTCTAGTGAATAGATGGTGACTGTTAAGATATTTATCCTTTCAGCAATATTCGCATCTAAATCATGCTCTAACTTTTACAAGCTTAGACCATAACTCATCACATAGTTTTAAATCTGATTTTCTTTTCTTGGTTTTTGCCATTAAGCCAAAACGCCTTACTGTTATAAAGTAAGGCTCTACCCCTATTAGTTGGTATAATTATACTCCTAGATTTTTACTTTGCAAGACTTTTTTAGCAGAAAAACTATATAGATAACCAACGGCTATCAGTTTTATAGAACTTACGCTTGATTTCAATATTGACTTTTATAATATATATTATAGACTAATAGTAGAGAAGGTAGAGCCAACAGTGGTTTTACTTTTTAACTACTTACAAAATGTACATGATCGTAAAAGAATTTTCAAAATGGTTACAAACTACTAAAGGTTATTCTAAATCAACTATAGATAACTATTGCAGAACATTAGAAGCTTTTGATAGATTTATTCTTTTGACTTCTAATTGAGAAAGGGGAGTAGAGTATCCTCACAGTATAGACCTTGAAGATGTAGAAGAATTTTCTCAATATCTAAAAAAGTCTGATAAAAACATCAAGACTATCAACAACTATATGTATTGAATAAGAATGTTTCTAAAATTCTGTATCCATAAGGGGTTAAGAGTTTTAGACTATAGAAGGATTCTAATTGCAAGAGAGCCTGAAAAGAAGATTGAAGCTCTATCATGAGAGTGAATGAAAAAACTTTTAGACTTTTTAAAACATGATACTTCAAAAAATGAAGTAATCAGGATGAGAAACTATGCTATGTGATTGATTCTAGTATATGGTTGATTGAGAGTTCAAGAGCTTTGTGATCTAAAGGTTGAAGATGTCTCTGAAAATATGCAAGTGATAGGGAAGGGGAATAGTAGGAGACTTGTATGTTTCAGACCAGAACATATTAAGGTTGTAGAATTGTATTTATTTCTAAGAAGAAAAATCTGAATAAAATCTGATTATGTTTTCTGTTCGCATTCTCCAAATAGTATGTGAAATCAAATAAGTAGAGCATCAGTAGAAGAAGTAATAAGAATAGCAGGAGAGAAATCTGGTGTAGGTAAAGTACGACCTCATAAATTAAGGCATACCTGTGCTACTCAAATACTTGAACATGGTGGAGATGTAACATTTATAAGTCAGATATTGGGGCATAAGAACTTGAAAACGACTCAAGTATATCTTGATTATTCAAATGATAAGCTGAAAAATACACAATTATTGATACCTCTAGTATAATTTATAGACAATATGATATACTTTTTTTGATATAGTTTCATTAGTTATAAACTACCCTTTTTGAAATTCATTAAAAAAATGTGATAAAAAACTTGCAATTATTTTTTTTTTGATTATAATACGACCAACGATGTAAAGTTAAAAGATCCATCCGGATCTTAAAAATGTTACTAATTTACTTCGCACAAGGTACATTTATGCTAGTTCTGACCTAGCAAATCAAAAACTGACTGCGAGTAATTATAACATATAACGGCTGCATCGTTACAGATGTAGCTTTTTTCAAACCACACACAATATAAGGCTCTACCTATTAGTCTACCTCATGAGAAAAGCTGGCATCAAAAAGGGGTATCACAGCAAATAGCACTTGTTCATATTTGCTGTAGGAAACGATACCCTCCTGCAGCGAATATGAGTGGGTGCTTTTTTGATAGAACTCCTATGTGAGAACTTAAAAGACTGCTCATAGAACTACAGTTACTGAACAGTCTTTTATTTTTCTTACCAACGAAAATGCGAGAAATTATCAGCAAATGAAATGGAAAGAACTACTATGGAATTGCTCCAGGAGGAGAGATTCATGAGATTGTCAGAGTGAGGGGGTATTTCTATAGGTGTAAGTATGTCATTGGAGAATGACTAAGACCTATATGAGATGCTCTCAAGAAATCTGAATTTACTTTAATTGATTAACATCATGGAGAAGTTTAACTTTTTTCGCTCTTTTCTTGACACAGCAAGGGCAATAGAGGATGAGTCGCTGAGGCTTAGGTATCTAATGGCTGTGGCTGAATATTGATTAGAGGGAAAAGAATCGGATGATCCAATGGTTAAAGCTCTAATGGTACAAACACAATTTGTTTTAGATAGGAGTAAAGAGTTAAAAAATTTGAAGTCAGAATGTATGAAGTGAAATAATAATGCAGTTAAGAACTACGAAAACATATTAAAACAGAGAAAAACAGAGAAAAACAGAGAAAAACAGAAAAAACAGGAAATAGAAATAGAAATAGAAAAAGAAGATATATCTAAAGATATATCTAAGAAAGAAAAAATGTTTGAGTTATTCTGGAAACAATATCCACACTATAGACAATGAAAAAAACAAGAGAGTAAAAACTTCTTCCTTAAACAAGATCCAGATAAAGTGCTAAAACAGGCGGCGGTCTACAAATGGCAGGTGCTGAGTTGAATCAAGGATAGGCAGTTTGTACCTGCGTGTCAGAGGTGGATTAGAGACTTTACAGAGCTATCCGATGATGTTATACAGCAAGACTTAAAACAGATAGTCAAGCGACATTTGAATACTGAATGAGATAAACATGAAAGGTATGAGAAACTTAAACAAGACTTTCCTGATGTGAACTTCAACGAGATAGCAAAAGAAATCAGTAGAGAAAAGTGATTAATAAAAATGACTTTTACTTAGCGACTAAAACAAAATGCAACAAGAAAGATGATTTGTTTATCCATCTAAAGCATTTGATGAGTTTGAGTGTTTCATGAGCTGAGAGCTTGTTACGATAGTTGCTGAGACTAATGCTTGAAAAACAACATTCGCGATGGATTTACTTACAAGGAATGCGAGCTTAGGTAGAAAATGTTTCTATATCAATTTAGAGTTTGATATTAGGAATGTACGAAAAGATAAGTGGTTATGGTTTCATTGAAAGACAAAAACAAATCTTACTGATCTTAACCCACTAACAGAAGAAGAAAAAGCTGATATGGATGAATACATAGATAAAAACTTAAAACTCTTTGATTCATACAGTAATGTCAGGTGATTAAGTCTACAAGAATTGGAGATACTGATAGAAGAAAAATCAGCTTTATGATACGAATTATTTGTAGTGGATACATTCAGTAGGATACATTGAAACTTAGACAGCCAAACAGCAAGAACAAGTCAGAATAAGTGCATGGAGGAATTACAAGAAATGGTGCAGAGATTATGAATAGCGATAGTCATGTTACATCATACGAATAGGAGTTGAACATTTGAAGGATCGCAGAAAATAATGGATTTGTCTAACGTATTTATTCTGATTCAGAAAGAGATTGATTGTGATGATAAACCCTACAGAAAGTACACTCTATCAAAAGACAAATTCGTACATAACAAAGAGATTTGTGCATATTACAACAAATGAGAATACGAAAAGTTTTAATCCTTATTCAGAAGAAAATGGAAACACTAGCACAAACAAGAGATTATCTAGCAATATTAACTGAAAATACAAAAGATGATCTGTTAAAATTCCAAGAGGCAGGATGGAAACTAATAGAAATAATACCAGATGATTATTGTATGAATGGTTTACGATATGAAAGAAATATGATTTTATTTGGTAAATGAGACCGATGGACTACTTAGAAACATACGACTTCTATGCAACATCTAAGGATAATGCAGAGAAGAAAATGGAAGCAGTAATCAGAAAGCATTATCAGAAATACTGAAAGATGCTAAAAATCAAAAACCTATGGCTAATCAATTATAACCTATGGAGATGTAATTTAACTTACTAATAGACTAAACAATGGACATTAAAACTATTTGCTGAGAAAAATATGTCAGATGCTTTGGAGACAATAGTATCAGATATGAAGATATAGACTGAGACAATGAAAAAGCATACCGATGTATTTATATCAATGGAGAACGAGTGGAGACAGCTCCATTATGTGCAACAGAAAAGGAAGCAAGAGAAAGATTATTGGAGTTATGCGAAGAAAATGGAGTAGAAGAAGAACAATGGATATGGAAACCTTTACATAATCTAAACGATAAAGAAAAATGGAAAAGCACGAACACGATAGAATCCTTAGAGAAATATACTCAAGGAGAATAGCTTACTTAGAGAGTAAGAAAGACAATAAACTTATTCAATTACATTTAGATCGTATTAAAAAGAAACAATGACAGAACTAAAAGACAAAGCAATAGACATAAAATGAAAGAAATATGTCTTAGTATCAGATAGAGTGCTATACTTTAATGAGAATTATCCTAATGGATGCATTCAAACTACAAGAGAAACTATCTGAGATAAAGAAATTATAAAAGCAGTTGTATGTCCTGACTGTGATAAACCTAATAGAGTGTTTACATGATACAGCCAAGCTACATGGGGAGATGGATTTATCAATAAAACATCTGCTCTAGAAAATGCTGAAACATCAGCAGTAGGAAGAGCTTTAGCTTTCATGTGAATCTGAGTTATTGACTCTATTGCTTCAGTAGATGAGATAAACAAAGCAGAAAATACAGCTAAATCTCAGACTAAGAAACCTACTTATCAAAGCCGATTCCAAAAAGCAATGAGTAATACTGAATTTATGAAACAATGCTTAGATCAAAATGATTTCATAAACAAGATAAAGGATAAATATGAGCTTGATGAGTTCCAAGAATCTCAGCTAAGAACAGCTTATCAGAATGCTACAGCTGAAGAAGAAATTGATTTACCATTCAATTAGAAATGAACGATATACTAAACAAAGCAGACCATCTAATGAGAGCAGGAACAGTAGAAGACATCATGGAGTTTATCCCTGACTTGCTACTGTTCTATACTCAGATAGATGACCAGAATGCTGAAAATGAGATAAACCTAGACTGAATAGAGAGTGCTGAATATATCAGACTTAAAAAATGAAAAAAAGACTGACAGAACTCCTATTCTGATCTAGATATAAACAAACTCTCTAAAGAGAAAGCTAGGAGGACTTATGATAGACTACCAGCAGATAAAAAGGTAGCCGAACATTGTAAGCTATACCTAGAACATCTAAAGCAAAGAAAAATAGACTTACAGAGCTTAGATAAAAAGACTAGAGAGGTAATGTAGCCAAAACCTTACATAAGAGGACTTTTAAATCATAACTAAACAAAATGGCAGGAGAATGAATGTTCCTTACACCTGAGTATATCTTACAAGATATGCCAATAGACTTCTTTGACTTTCAGTTTACTATGAATGCTGATGGTAGCATGAAAGAATGTAAATTTAACTGAGAGGTATTAGAGCCAGCTATTTGACAGAGTCTTTTCATCATTAGAGATAAATACAACAAAAAGAACGAGAAGATGAAAAGAAATAGAGATGGATACAATAAACAAGTAGAAGCCTTCCAATACAAAAAAGCTGAATACAATAGACAGAAACAGCAACGAGCAGAGAAAGAAAAGCATTTACAGGATCACATCCGTAGGGGAGAAGCCAAACTTACAGAATATAAAAATACGATATTAGCTTTCTGAAAGTTAGCTGCTTGTAATTGAATAAGTAAATAAGGATGAATAAGAAAGTTAAAAAGCTGGTAGAGAAGTGAGTAAAGATATATGATGAGCTAATAGTTATTAATCAAAGGAAGATAGACCATCATAAATCAGAATTGTGGAGATATGAAAGGGAACTAAAGAAAATACAGCAAGATAAAGAAAATTTTATAAGGAAATATCAAAAATGCGAATCCGAATAACACGACAAATAAAAACTCGTATCTGCTGATATACTAAATTCAGAGACAGATTTGAGACTATGTATGGTAAATTACCATCTCATAGAGCTAAGAAGAAATTAAAAAGTATATGGTATTATCTAGTAAATGATAACGAGTGAGAAGCATGGAAATGCTATCAACAGTTAGATAAAGAACTGCAAGACCTCGCAGTCAACGAGGGATGATCTTAAACAGTTAGGAACTTTGCAAGCGAAAGTTCCGTGTGGCAGTCAACCAAAGACTTAAAAATACCTGAACTTGTTAGTCGTAGAATCTCTGCTACGATAAATAAAGTGAGAAATAAAGCTGAACAATATTCTCTTATAAAATTTACTCAGCTTAGCTGAGTCTTGCAAGCTCAAATTATTTATTCTTTAATCAAAATAAATGACCAGAAAACAACGAATAACTATAGGTAGTATTGTTATAATTGTAGCTCTAATGTTTACACTTATTGCTCACTCTAACAAGATACCACAACAAGAAAATAATAAGCCTGAAACGATTTGACAGCTAGTAGATAAAATGGATTCGTTAAGAAGTCTGAAAGAGGAGTGTGTTAATAATCTGAATATAGTAGATAGTGCTAAATTCCTAAAGGGATATACATGATACTGTGATAGTTGGGATGCTGAAATTATAGAGCTTAGAGATCAGATTTCTTTGATGTCTAAGAAAGATTATGAGGGTTTAAACTAGAGCAGTCAAGCTCAGAAAAAAAACCTACTACTCCTAAAGTAGTTGAAAAGAAGGAAGTGAAATCTGAGGTAAAGCAAGAGCCTACTCCTAGTGGTAGCAAGATAACGCATAAAGGATTTGCTAAAGATAGCAATGTACAAAATATCGTAAGATATGCTTACCAATTAGGATGATATGACTTTCTGGCTGTGCTAGAATGCGAAAATTGAAGTTATAGGTTAGATTCTGTTGGAGATCATGGTCATGCTCATGGGCTGTGCCAAGTCAATGATAGATACCATAAAGATATTCCTTCAGACTTTACTACTAATCGAGTAGTGGCTGTAGAATATTGCTACAGTAAATGGAAAAATGGGACTCGCTTTTATTGACCGTGAAGGATTATAAAAGGACAAAGATGTAGCAACTATGTAAAGAGTAGATTTATATTTGAGTAATATATAATGAAAGACAATAAAATAATAGAGGTATTGGCACGATCAGTAGTGCTGCTTATTATAGCAGTATGGCTATGGATAGATTATGAGATTTCAATTCCTTACTAAAAATAAATATGCAAATATATAGTCAAAAATCTGAATATACACTTTTGCAAGGTAATATGCTTGATATGTGAGATTT